AAGGCCTGATGAAGATGCTGCCCTTTGGGGCTGCGATCAACGCTGCGAGGGGCAAGACCCCAGTGACGGAGAAGGACAAGGCCAAGCAGGCTGCGCCGACCGCCATGAAGAGCGGCGGCAAGGTTGGCCGTGGCTGTGGCTGCGCCATGCGCGGCAAGGGCAAGGGGAAGATGGTCTGATCATGGCGAAGGTGAAGTCTGGCTTTGGCGGAGCCAAGAAGATGAAGGTCGGCGGATCGACATCAAAGCCATCGGCCTCCAAGCCCTCCGGGTACAAAGACCTTCGTGATATGTTGGACGGCGGCGGTCCGGGCAGGTCTGGAAGCACCTTCTCTGGTGGCCCGCTTTCTGGGTTCAGCAACGCAATGGGCATAAAGCCCCTTGCCCCACGGGCAGCAGTGCCATCTGGCGGTGGCGGAGGCGCTGACAGCGGTCAGGCTGCTGCGCGTCAGCAGGCCCAGCGTGAGGCTGGAGCGGCCATCAGGAACTACAAGGGCAACCCCGACAACTTTGGTCAAAGCCGCGACGGGCTTGGCGGAATCTCTGCTGGCGGGGCCGCAGCAACCCCGGTGGCCCCTGCAACCCCGGTGGCCCCTGCAACGACAAAGGCGATGAGAAGCACCTATACTGGTGGGCCTCCAGCCGGATACAAGCACGGTGAAAGCCCTGAGTGGAACTACTTCAAGACCGATTCGGTTGACGTTCCGCTTGCGTCCGGGTCGTCAGAGGCGGCAAAGCCGATGAAGAGCGGCGGGGCAATCAGAGGGTATGGCTGCGCCACGCGCGGCATCAGAAAGGCGAGGATGGTATGATCCGCAAGGGGACCAAGATTTACCCGAACACTGCCAAGGAGAAGTTCTGGGAGAAGCCCGCGCCGAAGGGCGAGACCAAGAAGCTGACCCCGGACCAGAAGGCCAAGGCAAAGGCGTCGGCCAAGGCGGCTGGTCGCCCCTACCCCAACCTCGTTGACAACGCCAAAGCGGCAAGAGGCAAGTAATGACCATCGTCGTACCAGACCTTCCCGAACTGTTTGAGGAGGCCTTTGAACGGGCTGGCCTCGAAATGCGGTCTGGCTACGACCTCAAGACGGCCCGCCGCAGCCTCAATCTCATGACGCTTGAGTGGGCCAACCGGGGCATCAACCTCTGGACCATTGAAGCTGGGACCATCCCTCTGGTGGCCGGGACGGCGACGTACACCCTGCCCTCCGGCACGGTGGACATCATCGAACACCAGCTTCGCACTGGCACTGGGCAGAACCAGACCGACACCTTCGTGGAGCGAATCTCGGTCTCGACCTATGCCCAGCAGACGAACAAGAACATCACGGGCAGGCCGACCCAGATTTACGTCAGGCGTCTGGCCACCTCGACCGATTTCACCCTGTGGCCGATCCCCGACACCACGATGCCCTACACCCTGATGTACTATCGGCTGAAGTTCATCGACGGCCTGACATCCGGTATCGGCAGCGATGTCACCAGCATCCCGCCCCGGTTCGTCCCGGCTCTGGTCGCTGGGCTTGCGTACTACATCGCGGCGAAGAAGCCCAAGTCGCAGGCTCTGGTGCCGATGCTGAAGCAGGAGTACGAGGAGCAGTTCACCTTGGCAGCGGAAGAAGACCGTGACCGTTCTTCGGTCAGCTTCGTCCCTGCAAGCCCGTGGAGTTACTGATGGCATATGCAAAGGGCAGCAAGGCCTTTGGGTTCTGCGACAAGACGGGGTTCAGATACCCTCTGGGCGACCTCGTCTATGAGTTCAGGAACGGCAGGCGCACGGGTGCCAGAGTGGGGCGCGACGTCCGAGACCCGGACCAGCCCCAGAACTTTCTGGGCCGTGTGAAGATCAACGACCCGCAGTCCCTGTACAACCCGCGCCCGGACACCTCACTCGCAGAGGCCAACGCCCTGTGGGGGTGGAACCCAATTTGGAACCCAGCGCAGTATATGGTAGCCTCTGTTGGCACCGTCACCGTCACCACCTCCTAAGGAGACCATCATGAGCCTTGCACCGAAGAAGTCCCTGCGTCCGAAGCCGAACCCGAACAACGTCACGCGACCGAAGCCAAACCCGATGAACGACCGCAACAGCCCGCAGTCGGTCGAACTCCGCTCGACCCGCGAGATGAAGAAGGGCGGCAAAGTCGAAGGCTCCGCCAAGGACATGCGCGAAGACAAGGCGATGGCCAAGAAGCGCGGCATGAGCATGGAAAGCTGGGAGAAGTCCGCTGCCGACAAGAAGCATGACGCCCCGAAGAAGATGGTCACTGGTGGCAAAGTCGCCCGTGGCATGGGTGCGGCCAAGCGCGGCGGCTGCTACACGGACTGAAAAGTTCGAACGAACTTTCGGGGTGAGAGATGAACTACGCTGAACTGACGCAGGCGATCCAAGACTACACGGACAATCAGGAAGCCACCTTTGTGGCCAACATTCCCACGTTCGTGCAGCAGGCGGAGCAGCGCATCTACAGGTCCGTCCTGATCCCCGAACTCCGCAAGAACGCGACAGGGACCATGCAGTCTGGGAACCGCTATCTGGCGCGTCCAGCCGACTTCCTGTCGATGTTCTCCTTGGCCGTGATCGACGGGGCTGGCTCCTACAGCTACCTCTACGACAAGGACATGAACTTCATGCGGGAGGCCTACCCTGACCCCAGCGTTACGGGCCTCCCCAAGTACTACGCCCAGTTCGACGGTGACGTCCCCACCGCGACCGGGAACTTCCTTCTCGGCCCCACCCCCAACGGCAACTACGTCGTGGAGGTCCAGTACTACTATGACCCGCCGTCCATCGTGACGCAGGGGACGTCGTGGCTGGGTGAGAACGCCGAAGGCGCACTCTTGTACGGCAGCCTCCTTGAGGCGTACACCTTCATGAAGGGTGAACCCGACCTGATGGCAACGTACCAGTCCCGGTACGACTCAGCGATGGCCCAGCTTGGCGTCGTTGATCAGCGCAGCAAGCGCGACAGCTACCGGGATGGAGAGGCGAGGATGGAATGACGCAGACAATGACGATGGACCTGCCGCGCTACGCGCCGCTGGTCGAAGTCCACACCACCAGTGGCCGTGGCCAGACCCCAGAGGAGGTCGCCGCTCGGTGCGCCAACAGGCTGATGTACGTCTCGGACTCCGCCCCACCGGAGATCAGGGATCAGGCCCGCGCCTTCAAGGCCCACATTGAGGCGGTCGTGGCCATCTACATGCGCGAGGCTATCGCCTCCGACCGCACCACCGTGTACAATGCCATCAAGGATGCAGGGCATCCTGAACTGGCTGAACTGATCAGGAGGCTCTGATGGACTGGGCTGCCCACTATGATGCGCTGGTCTCCCGCGCACGGGTGAGGCAGATTGATGGCTACTCAGAGAAGCATCACATCATCCCGCGATGCATGGGAGGATCGAATGCAAAGAGCAACATCGTCAAGCTGACGGCGCGTGAGCATTTCATTGCCCACAAGTTGTTGGTCAGGATGAACCCTGATGTTCGCGGCCTGTGGTTTGCTATGGTCGCGATGGGCAGGATTCATGAGTTCAAGTCCAGAATATTTTCGTCCGAAAGGGCGCGGGCTGCTGAGATGCGGAAGGGTTTCCGGTACACGGAGGAGTCCAGAAAGAGGATGAGCGATTCGGCCCGTCTTCGCGGGCCGAACAGTTCAGGGACTCAATTCAAGTCTGGCCAGTCTCCTTGGAACGCTGGCGAAAAAGACTGGCGCAAGGGGTACTCCCACAGCGGGGACACCCGTGCTAAGATGACCGCAACGCAAAGGGCCAATCGTGAGGCTCACTCTGCCAGAATGAGGCAGTGGTGGGCTGATCGGAAAGCCGAACTTCAACGAACAGGAGGCTAAAATTCCGTTCACTGGCAATTTCATGTGTACCTCCTTCAAGACCGAACTCTTGAAGGGATGCCACGACTTCACCCTGACCACCGGGGATGTCTTCAAGTTGGCGCTGTACACCAACTCGGCCAGCTTCACCGCTGCGACGACTGCGTACACCGCGACGAACGAAGTGGCCGCTTCGGGTTCGTATGCTGCTGGCGGCGGCACCCTGACGAACGTCACGGCGGTCAACTCCGGCACCACGGCGTTCACCGACTTTGCCGACCTGACCTTCACCACCGCCACGATCACGGCGCGTGGGGCGCTGATCTACAACACCACCCCGAACACGACGTCGTCGGCTGGCCTGACGAACCCGACCGTGGTGGTGCTGGACTTCGGCTCCGACCGGACCTCGACGGCAGGCGACTTCACCATCGTCTTTCCGACCGCAGACGCGACGAACGCCATCATCCGCATCGCCTGAGGCCTGACCGATGACCAAGCTGGTGAATAGGGCGAAGATGGACACGGCCACGACGGGGACGGGGACGATCACCCTCGGCTCCGCCGTTGCTGGCTTCCAGTCCTTTGCATCTGCTGGTGTCGTGGACGCCGACTCTGTTCGGTACGTCATCGAAGATGGGCTTGCGTGGGAGATCGGAGTCGGGACTTACACAGCGTCTGGCACGACGCTGACCCGAACCCTGAACGAGAGCAGCACAGGCTCGCTCCTGAACCTGTCTGGAGGGGCGACCGTCTATGTCACCGCTGCTGCGGCTGACCTTCCCACCCTCACCGGGGACGCCA